TGCAGCCTGTTCTTCCGCGTAGGCCGCCACGTCCAGCAGTTGCTTTGCGATGCTTTCCAGCAGCACGTCAAAGGCGCTGCCGCTGGCGATCGTGCCCACGCCCATCTTTGTCAGCGCGGCATTCACGTCGGCGCGCACCTCGTCGGTGATCTCTTTTTGGGTTTTCGGGTAACTCATAGCGCGCCCTCCTTTTGCGGCCTGTTACGGCATAGGCACCTGCGACGGTACGCCGGTCACGTTCGAGATGTGCTTGTGCGTCGTCAGCGCGATAATGCCGGCCTTCACCTCGCCCGTGGCCGTTACGTTGCCGGTCGCGGTGATGTTGCCGCTCACGTCCACATTGCCGGTAAAGCTCGCTTTCGGCGTGTCCAGCGTCATGCTGCCGCTTGCCGAGATCGTCACGCTGCCGCTCTGGTTCAGCGTCACCGTGCTGCCGCCCACCTCGATCGTCAGCTTGTTCGAGGCTTTAATGGTCACGTTGCCGTCGTGGCCGATCGTCACCGTGCTGTCGCCCACTTCCAGCGTCAGGTCGCCGGGCAGCGTCATACTGCTTTTCTCGCTCTGGCCGTCGTAGCGGAAATACGCCTTGCCGTACTCGGCATCGTATTCCTGCCGCCACAGCCCCTCCGCGCCCTCCGCGGGCTTGTTTTCCTTGCACCAGATCGTACCCAGCGATGTGCCTTCTTCCGTGCCGTTCGAGTTGTGCAGCACGTTCACGAGGTCGCCCACCTTGGGCATCCGGTACAGCCCGTTCGAGATCGGATTGATCGTGCCGGTCACGCTGCCGCTTCGGTCGTCGTAGGTCACTTCAAAGGTGCCCGCTTCGTAGTTGATGGAAGATACCTTCCCGCATCGTACAACGTCCGCCATTTGTGCACCCCCGCCGCCCTATCGCGTACCGTTCAGTTCAGCACCTTGCTGCACGAAAACTCCGAAACGAGGCCGCTGCTCCGGTCTTTTTTGTGGTTCACCGAATCAATAAAATACTTCCCGTCCAGCTTGCCGCGTCCGGTCACATTGATGCACTGCGCCGCGGCCAGCGCCAGCTTTCCGGGCATCGAAAACGAGATCGTAATGTGCCCGTGGTTTTCGCTGTCAATGGCCGCTTGCAGCTGCCGCCGTGCGTCCGCTTCGTTGGCCGCGTACTGGTTCAGCTTTTTTATGCGTGGCCCCGTCCCGATCTTCACCGAGATATTGATGTTTTCGCTCTGTTTCGTGTAGGTAAACTCGCCGCCGGTGTAGGTGCCGGAAAGGCTCGTGTTCCAGTGGAAGGAGCCGCGCACCATGTCGGTCTTTCTGATGGTCGCCACAGCGGCCTTTTTCTTGTACTTTTCACGGTCGTAGATCCACAGCCGCTTGTTATACACTTTCAGGATCAGCCCATAGGTCGAACACAGCTTTTGCAAAAAGGCGCTGTCGGTCGCGTCCTGGTCCTTGGTCGTCAGGCTCATGTCCTCGCCGTCAAACTTCACGGTCAGTCCGTACCGCGCGCCGATCGTCTCCGCGATCTTCTTAATGCTGGTGTTCTTCCAGGTGTATTCTCTGTCCTGCTCGCTAAAGTCCGTGTCGTTCGGCTTTGCCACCGCGCCCAGCGTCAGCTTGGCCGGCTCGTCGTTGAAACTTAGATCATCCAAAACCATCAGCCCGCAGTCGAGGCTTGCCCGGTCGCCCTGTGCTTCCCAGTTCTGCGTGCTCAGTTTCAGGTGCAGCTCCGCGCCCTCGTCCGGCAGCCAGCCGTTGATCCACTTGCTGTCGCTCGCGTTCAGCGTGATGCTGATGCTGTCGCTCGTGTCCGAAGCGTTGTCTGTGTATTCCAGGCTCTCCACGTCCTTCGCGATGTCCGCGCTGATGTCCGTGCCGTCGTACAGCAGCTTGAAGTCCGAGCTGCGCGCCTTGATGCTTTCGCTCATGCCGCCCACCTCACTGCTTCCACGGTGGCAGGTCGCTGGTGTCGCCGGCCTGTTCTTCCTCGCTCAACTCCGGGGTGGTCAGTTCCACCCCGGAATCGAATGCGAAGATCGAGATGTAATCCGGGTTTGCCGCCATCAGCTTGTCCGCGTACAGCTCGCTTTCGTACACGCGCTTCGCGATCAGGTCCCAGGTGTCGCCGCTCTGTGTCGTGTAGGCCATCCGCTTCACCCCTTATGCGTAACCCTTGCGTTTGCGCTCTTTCATCATCCGCTCATACATCGCGTCGAACCGCCGTTCAAACTCCTGCATGGCCGCCTCCAACGCCTCCTGCACCACTTTGCGGATGGTTTCCGCGTCGGCGTTGCCGCTGATGTTGATATTCGGCGCCAGCACGAATTGCGGCTTGCTCTCGCTCTCGCTCGTGCTCGTCTCATACAGCGATCGCAGCTCCGTGTACCGGTTGCTCACCGCCTCGGTAAAACCGCCGTTCGCGAAATACCGCACGTTCTGCACGCCCGCTGCCTTGGCCGCCTGCGGGCCGTTCACGCCCAGCATTTGTCCGGCAGTGATCCAGTTCTCGATGTTCTGGCCGCGCACACCGGGCAGGAACGAGATCACAGCCTCCGTGCCTTTCTCGCCAGCGATGCTCACGCCGTTCGTAAAGCCGCCGTTTGCCAGCAGGTCAAGAGGTTTGATGTTGATGCTAAAGCTGTTTCCTCCCAGGCCGAACGGCATCCAGTCCGGGAACTCGATCTTTAGCCCGTTTATACCGTCGATCAGCGTGTTAAACACAGAGATAACGGCATTGATCGGCGTTTTCGCCAGATCCACAATTCCCTTGAAGATCCCGCCGAAAACGTCCTTAATGCCCTGCCACGCCTTCTTCCAGTTGCCGGTAAATACGCCGGTGAAGAACTCGATTATCCCGTTAAAGATTTTCTGCACGTCCTCCACAATGGCTTGAATACCGGTGGCGAATTCCGAAGCTCCCGCTAAAACTGCGGGTATCACCACAGTTGCCACGTCGATAAATCGCGCGATCAGCCACTCGACCACTGGCAAGGCAAGCTGAATCGCCTGCGTGATCAGCGTCATAACGCCCATCACGCCGGAGCCAAGCCCGGACAAAATATCCGCGATGAACGGCGCCGCGTTCGCGAAGAGCGTTAGGATTTTCGGCAGCACAGTCTTTGCGATGAAATTAAAAATTTCCAGAATGATCGGCTTTACGTAGTTCTGCGACCACGCTACGATCTGCCCGATAACGTCCTTCACAGATTCGAGGATCACAATAAAGCCGCCGAACGCCGCGCCTGCCTCGCTGCCGAACAGGTTTGTGATCGTCTCCTGAATGCCCGCCAGATTTTCCGACGAGAAGAAGGAAACGATCTTGTTTGCGATATTCTGCACACCGCCGGTAAACTTATCGAAGATCGCCAATGCTTTGTCGCCAAAGGTATCTCCGATAAAACCCCGGATGTCCTCGAAATGATCCCCGAGAATGGAGAAGATTGCGATCACCGAGCCGATCACGGCCAGCACAGGTGCCGCGCCCGCAACGATCGAAGCGAAGCCGGAAAGGATCGGGGTCCAAATGTTCGCCAGCGTTCCGATGCCCGCCGCCAGATTGCCGCCCAGGTTCAGCCCCTGGCTGCCGAAAAGCGTTTTGGGTATAGCGCCCAGCACCGTGCCGATCATGGAAAACGGCGAACCGCCGCTTGTTGCCGCAGTCGAGGCCGCGGTGGTCAGCGCCGATGTCAGGTTGCTTGGCAGTTGCGAGAGGTCGCCTATTCCAAACTTGCTCGTTTTCACCGCGTTCAGGCCGGATGTGATCAGGCTGCTGCCGTTCGTTTTGATGCTGCTAAGCAGCTTGCCCGGCGCGCTCACGATCGACTTCACAGTTTGCCCAGTCTTTGTCGCGCCCAGTGCTTGCAAAAGCGTCGGGGTCGCCGTTCCTAGTCCTGTGCCACCGTTTTTGTACGAGTTGACGATCGCATTTGCGCGGATGGTTTGGCCTAGGTCTGTGTTGTTCATAAACCACGAATCCGCTTTTCCGAGCAGCGACGAAGCGCCGCTTACCGCGCTGCTCCCCAGGCTTCCCAGCGCGCTGGTTACATTGCTGAACCGGCTGCCAATACTGCTTACGTAGTTCTTTGCAGAGCTTACCAATGGCAGACTGGAAATGGTCGAAGAAAGGCTTGGCAGTGCCGAAAGTAATCCCGGATTGCTCGCCGCGTTCTGCATCAGCTCGGTCGTGGTCGAAACGCTGTTCCCCAGCAGCAGGCTCTTTACCATCGAGCCGGCCGTTTTCAGAATGCCGCCGTTACCCGACGAGGCCGCCGCCGTCGCACTCAGCATATTTGCCACGCCGCTTCCGGTTTTTTGCCCGCTCTTAAACAGGTTCACCGCCGCGCCTAATATGCCCGTGCTTCCCGTTCCGCTCGTTCCTCCGGTGCCGCCGATGCCCAGCAGGTTGCTCACCGTTCCCACCACGCCAGAGGTGCTGCCGCCGCCCAGCAAGAAGCTGCCGAGGCTGCTTAGGCTGCTTACCGTCTTGATCGTGCTCTCGATCTTCGGCGCAAGGAACATGGCCGCCCACACTGCGGCGACCTTTTTCAGCATACTAAGCACTTCCGGCCCGTTGTTCGTCACGTAGTCGATTGCCTTCTGGATGTACGGCATGGCGTTCACGATCGCGTTGCCGATGCTCTCCACGCCGCTGCGCATCAGCGGGATCACCGATTCTGCAATTTGCGTCAGGTTCGGCAAATTCGCGCGCACCGTCTCGAACAGGTCAATAAGCAGCAGGTTCCATTCCTTTTGGATCGGCAAAAATGCGTTGCCAATGTCCACTTGCAGGTTGAGCAGGGCGTTTTCTTTCATCGTCTCGATCGCTTCTGGCGTGCTCGCTTTGATGTTGAACTCACGCTGCATACTGCCTGTGTAGCTGTCCGCATCCTGAACCATTTCGAGTGCTTTTTCCAGTACGCCAATGTTTCCGCTGATTTTGGCCGCGCCTTCAATGGCCCATTGCCCAAACAGCGATTTCAGTACGCCGGTTTGCTTGTCTTTGTCCAGTGAGTTGATTGCCTCAAACACTTTCAGCAGTGTTCCCTCGCTGTCCGTCTGCATGGACGAAGCAATGCCCGTCGCGGTAAAGCCCAGTTCCTCCCAGGTCGTTTTTTGTGAGCTGGTCGCCTTACTGCCAAGGGTCATGTTCGTTACGATCCTTCGCAGAGAGGTCGCGGCTGTGCTGTCCTCGATACCCATTGCCAGCAGCGCGTCGGCCAGCGCCGCCGTTGTGGCGGGGGTCAAACCGGCTACCTGTCCCATGCCGCCGGAGCTATTCACCACCGATGCGATCTCCGCCGCAGTCGTTGCGGAATTGGCGCCCAAGTAGTTTATCTGGTCAGCCAGTTCCATAACTTCTTCGTGCGTCATGCCGAAGATGTTTTCCCACTTGGTCGCGTAATCGCCCGCAAGGTCAGCGCTGATCTCCAGTGCTGTGCTCATTTCGGCCACGTCTTTCAAAAACGTGTTTCCGCTCGCGCCGGTTTCGATCAGGTCGGCAAACGTCTTGCCGGATTGTCCGGCTGCTGCCGCCATTTGCGCCAGTTCCTCGCTTGTCAGTGGGATTTGCGTGCTTAGAACTTTGAGGTTTTCAGACAATTCCGCATAGTTTTCGGCGTAGGTCTTGCCGCGTCCGTCGTCCTCGTAAACCTCGTCGCTGATGTTGCCGTTATCGTCCGCGAGGCCCTTTACGTACTTCGCCGGGTCGGCCATCATGGTTTCAAACTCCGCTGCTTTCTCGGTGCAATTCTCGATGCCGGCCGCCACAGCCGTGGTCACGCCGATCACCACCGCCGCTGTCACCTTCGCGATCCTGTTCAGGCTCGTTGAAAAATTGCTCACCTGCGAGGTCGCGCCGCTCAATGCTTTCGTCAGTGATGGGTCCACCTTGCCGCCGATCTTAATGGCAAGTTCTAGCTCTTGATTTTTTGCCATTCCGC